TACTTGTCAGTATAGGAGTCTACCTTCTGGATACGGTAGTCTGGGAATCCATTCTCCAGCATCCCACACTGCACATAGCGGTAGGGGAAACGCTCAAGGAGGACGGTTACTTTTTTCATGAGTGTCTGAGTGTCTTCAGATATGATAGCACATTATCACGAATCCACAAGAGCTCGTGATAACATTTCTGCTCATGAGCATGTGCCCTGAGGTTGGGATCAGGCTCCAGCACACTCTCAATGAAAATGTCTAGTCCCCTATTCCATTTGTCTTTTTGTGACTCCATAGGCACCTCGTAAATTACGATATTATTTAACAATTAAATAAAGTTAAACCACCCAGTAACAATCATCTTCTCTTTCGTATGGGACACTCTACCACGATGGTGGAATGTCCAGTCTGCTGGCCAGATCACAGTGTATCCACGCTGTGCTGGGATATATTTCTGTTGGTAATACCATTCTGTACCACCATCCTCCACGTCATTAAGATATGTCATGAAGACTAGGTGTCGGTAGACAGATCCAGGCAAAGCATTAGACCTTTCGGTATGCCACTGCTTGAATCCACCACCTTTAGGATACCACTGCATAGATAGTGGCTCCTTTACTTGGAAACGAGAGGTCTCACAAAAAGGAAACCTCTCTAAGTATGCGTTAAGGACACCTTGAAGTGCTTGCATATAATTTTGCACATGGGGTGCAGACAGTTGATAAGGGACGTGAAGATCAAGAGAGTCTTTATACTCTTTATCAACTGTCACGTCTCCCTGTCTAAGGACCTGACCCTCATGGAAATTCAAGATGTTTTGATTATGCCAGAATTCCTCAAGACCAACAACAACGGATTCATCAATAAATTTACCCCAGATAAAGTCATTACACTCATCATTAAGTGGGGTGCAAATGTTGCCCTTATAAATTGTGATTTCTTCTTTAAGCATAATTCATCCCGACCAGGGTAAAGTTTAGGTCATTTCCAAGACGCCATCAGCAATCATGTTATCAATGAGAATCGTATAATCCTCTTCAACATCTAGTCCCCAGAAGTGGACGTGACGTGCGCTCTGGTCACTGTAGAAGCGACAGAGTGCTTGAAAGAGGGGTGGATTTTCTCTGTCAAGGGCGATGTTACCATTGACAGTATCCTTCAGAATCTGCAGACTATCTGCAAAGCGATCTCTAACAGTCATGATTGACTCCTATTTTGTTTTCCAACTTGCCCGAAGGCAACGAGACAGGTAGGGATCGAACCTACGACCGACTGCTTAGAAGGCAGTTGCTCTATCCGCTGAGCTACTGTCCCGTGAGATTAAACAGGGACGCGTACTATTGGATCACCTTCCCACATAGTCTTCTTAACTCTGTCAACTTTGCCTCGTAAGTTAAACGAAACGATGGTGCGTGGTTTATCAGACTCATTAGGTAGTGCCTCGTGTGCAATCGTTGCTGGAAAAATAACCATGTCCCCCTCTTGGACTGGTGGAATGAAGGTCTGTAACCTACCACTCCATGGATTGTTGAAGGGAGAAACAAATTGTGTGGCGCGGTGGACCTTGGGATCAAAGTCCACATAAATTACTGCTGACCATCCGCTGTGTCCATGATTGTGGAGACCGTGCTTCTGACCTCTGTGTGATGTTTGACACCACATGTCAGTAAACTCGATGCGTCTACGCTCAGTAAACTCAGCAAGATATGGTTCGATGATAGCAATCACCGTGTCAGCATAAGCAGGCAGCAACTGCTCATCCTGATGGAAGAAGTCAGTATACTGCTCGCCGTTTGATTCTAGATGCTCCTCTTGAAATACAGGCAGAGCATTCATAATCCTCTCTTTATTCTTCCTCCAGTTTTCAATTTCATAATGTGCAATGGGGATAGAAAATAAAGAATGAATCATTGAATTGCTTCTGATTGTTGGCGGATTCTCTTGGCAAGTGCTTCACCTTCCAAGTAATCTCCTGCCTCTAGTGCTTCATGGAGTTGATCCACTAGGAATTCGATTGTATATGTAATCTCATCAATCTCCTCAAGAAATTGATTGTCCATTGTGGGTCTCCTCTCCTGTGCTTGTTAAGTATATATGTGCTGAGGGTCACTTGTCAACCCCAAAGTGTTTGATAAACCACTCAGCGTCCACCACGACCAGTGCTGGCTTACGATTCTTCTTCATAAAAAGAATCGGTTGGTGGTCTCCTGCGTTAGCACACGCTTGCTCGTATGCATCATAGACATTAAGTTTCTCTACATTCTTACACTCGATGCTGAAGGGAAACTTCTTTCTAGCATCTCGTGCCATGATAAGATCTTCCCCGCCAGCACCCATGCTACGAGACTCAATGTCCTCAGGGTGTACATCCCTATGCTCAATGAGCATATCTCTCACCCACTTCTGGAAGTTTCTACCCTTCGCTTTCGCACTCTGTGGTTTCATCTGTTTTATTAAATCCAAATGGTCCCTGCTTATCTGCTTCGAGTCTCAACTTCATAGCGACAGCGCCGAGAGATTCCATAACTTTGAGGATGTCCTCGGTCTTCGCATCCTCTCCTAATTCTTTGGCAACATACCAATACTTCTCCCAGAAAGTATCGCCTGCCTTCTTGTAATCATCAAGTGTTAATAGTTTCATCAGTCTGCATAACCATCATCGTCATCACTATATCTATAACCTAATCTAGTTGCTTGATCAGGAGGAAACCATGGTTTCTCAGGCATAGTCTTGTATGCATCAGGATCTTCTTTAATAGCATCCTCCAAAGAGATTGCTAGAAGTTTGAGATTGTGTGCAATCAGTTTAACTTTTTCGTGATTCATAGTGTAAGAATAATAAAAAAGGAAGAGGTTATCTCTTCCTATTATATAGAGGCTCCACGTCTAGTAGGCGCTCAAAGTATTCAGTTAGATGGATTCTGTAGCAGGACCAGTATGCTACCCCTCTGTATTTGAGTTGGTAACATGCTGGTGGTCTGCTGTCTTTGTCCATGTCATCATCGTGATAGACATAGTTTTCCATCTTACTTGCTATAGGTTTGACCTCTATAGCAGAAAGTACCATGAGTCTCTTTTGACTCTACACAACGCTGATCATATTCAACACCACGGTATGCAGTGTGAGAGATCTGTGCGTCATGAAGACGTGCCTGCTTTTCGATTTGCTTCTTGATGAGTGTAAGTGTGTTCATCGTTTTTACTCCTAAAGTAGTTGGATTTTTAAGCCCGTTCCTTTAGTCGTTTGCGTCCCATTTACATTCTGGTGTTGCTTCCTTTACGGTCGCCACCAGCTCCACCTTAATACCATCGGACAAGTCCTCGTGCTTATGGATACGACGGATCATGTCCGCAGTATCGGTGCAGTTTAGATTTGCATAGAGTAGGTATTCGATCATGGGATGAACGCTCCGTTCCGCGACTTACTTGCGTCCTCCTTTCGGGGGATGAACGTATGGTCATGATAACATGACATTACTATTTATGCAACAACAGTGTATCATTGGTTACCGTTTTTTACGACGGTATGGTGTGTTGCTAATTGGTCTGGTATTCTTTAAGTCCTTCTTCAGTTTCCTCAAGAAAGATAAGTGGTCCCTTATACCAGCTCTCAGGTCTTTCTGCATACCAGTCACCTTCGAGTCTTCCGTATAAAGAGACCTGCTTCGTCTCTTCCAATTTCTTCTCATGTAGATGGTCAATCCATCGTGTAATTTTAGAGCTTAAACCCGCTAAAAGTTTCCGCACTGACATCTTGTTTGATTCCTCCGACGACATAGGATTCAATCTCAGTTTCCTGAGGGGCATTTTGTTGACCCTTGCTATTTAGCCAATGCTCTGTCCATGGCAGAGGATTATTCTTAGCAGGGATGTCGAAGGCAGGTGCCAGTCCAATGGCTTTCATGCGACGGTTTGCAACCCATTCAACGTATTGAGATAGCAGTCTCTCGTTAAGACCGATCATACTACCATTCTCAAACAAATACTTTGCCCATTCTTTTTCTTGGGCTACTGCGTCAAGAAACATCTGACGCACTGTTTCTTTTTCTTCCTCAGCAATCTGCTGCATCTCTGGATCATCACCCTTCTTCCACTTGTAGAGGATCTTCTGGGTCAATGCCAGATGCTGTGACTCATCACGGGCGATGAGGGAAATGATCTTTGCGGACCCTTCCATGAGTTTAAGCTCGCCAAAAGCAAAAGAGCAAGCAAAAGAAACATAGAAGCGTATTCCTTCCAGGATATTGACATTTGCTACTGCCAGATAGAGTTTACGTTTGACATCATTCATGGTCCACTGTGATGTAGGAGATCCTTTCCAATCTTCCTTCCACAGATTACTGTTTGCCCACTCAGTTGCTACCTCAATGAATTCATTGTAGGCTTTGCACACTGACTTGGCACGGTCCATGATCTTGTCATCATCTAGGACCGCATCGAAGACCTCTGCTGGATCTGAGTATACGTTTTTGATGATGTGGGTATAAGAGCGGGAGTGAATCTGCTCCATGAATTCCCATACTCCCATGCATCCTTCCAACTCTGGAAGACTACAGTAAGGTGAGAATGCCATGCCAGGACCACGCCCTTGCACAGAGTCCAGAAGGATCTGATACTTAAGATTGCTTGTGTAGATATGTTTTTGTTGCTCATTTAGTGTCTTATAATCTGCACGGTCTTTCTGTAGTGAGACTTCTTCAGGTCTCCAGAAGTAACCTAGTTGTGTCTGTGTTAGTTTATCGAAATCAGGATACTTATATTCATCATAGCGTTGCATCCCTAGGGGTGCTCCGAAAAACATTGGTTGTTTCTTGGTGTCTACTTTCTTGTCGTTAAAAACAGTCAGTCCCATTCTGGCTTCCTTGGATTTGTGCATGTACCGTAATGAAAAATATAATTTAGAAAGGCGTTGATCCTTGGAGCAACCTCCAAGGATTCACAGCAGTCAAGATAGGACTCAAAGTCATCCTGTAAGTCCTTGCCGAGTGTGATAGTAATTTCTTTAGACATTGCAAGCGTCGCACTCGGACTCGTCGCTTGCATCAATCTCTGCTAGGAGATCATCTAGTTTCTTTGCCGTATCTTCTACATCTGGATCCCTCTTAGAGTCGTAAGTGTTTTGATAATAAGAAGTCTTCCAACCATACTTGTAGGTGAGAAGGAGGTCTTGTGCCATGACAGACACAGGCACCTCATTGTTTTCAAATTGCTCTGGGTTATAAGACCAGTTACCAGAGATGGCTTGGTCAAAGAATTTCTGCATCACAGCAACGATACCAACGTATCCTTTGTTGGATGACATCTCCCAGAGAAGGGTGTAATTATTCTTTAGTGTAGTGTATTGAGGAACAATCTGCTTAAGAGGTCCTTTCTTTGATTTCTTAATGGACAAGTAGTCTCTAGGTGGCTCGATACCGTTTGTTGCGTTTGACACAACGGAGCTGCTCTCCGAAGGCATCTGTGCGGACAGAGTGCTGTGCCTGAGTCCGTGCTCTTCGATATCATTCCGTAAAGAATCCCAGTCATACTTATATTCAGGTGCTACTAGATCATCCACGTCCTTCTTATATGTATCGATCGGGAGAAGTCCATCACAATACTTTGTGCGATGGTATGCTTCACATGCACCACGCTCTTGTGCAAGTTTATTAGATGCTTTCAAGAGGTAGTATTGGAATGCTTCAGTCAACTCATGGACCAGTTTCAATGCACCTTTGTCATCGTAATGCTCTCCATGCTTGGCGAGGTAATGTGCCAGACCGATGAATCCAATACCCAAGGAGCGCCTTGCAAGGGTGCTACGACGTGCAGCAGCAACAGGATACTCTTGGTAATCAATCAACTCTTCCAGACCTCTAACCGAAAGGTCACAAAGATTCTCCATCTCTTCAAGATTTTTAATCTTGCCCACGTTAACGGCAGACAGAATACACAGCGCAATCTCTCCTGCGTCATCGTCAATGTGGCGGATAGGATCTGTAGGTAGAGTGATCTCCTGACAGAGGTTAGACATATTCACCTTGTCCTTGAAGGACGAGTGTGAATTACAGTGGTCGATATTCATGATGTAGATACGACCAGTCTCTGCTCTCTCCTTTAGTAGGTCAAGGAAGAGTTGCTGGGCAGGGACTGTGAGTCTAGGGATCGATTTATCCGATTCGTAACTACAATACAAGTCGTCAAAGCTATCAGTGCCGAAAGCGTCATACAAGCCAGGGACATCATGAGGACTGAAAAGCGAAATCTCTCCATTTCCGATGAATCTTTCATAAAATAGTTTGCTAATTTGTACAGAATAGTCAAGTTTCCTTACCCTGTTATCTTCAGTGCCCTTGTTATTCTTAAGGACAATGATGTCTTCTATTTCTTTGTGCCAGATGGGGAAGTGGACAGTTGCGCTTCCACCTCGGACGCCATTTTGTGTGCAGCATCGGACAGTTGACTCAAACTTTTTGAGAAATGGTACAACACCTGTATGCTGAACTTCACCGCCCCTGATTTTGCTGTTGATCCCACGGATCCTGCCTGCGTTAATGCCGATTCCAGCACGTTGTGCAACGTAGTAACCAATAGCCATGTCGCTACTAAAAATACTATCGAGGGTGTCATCAGCATCCACAAGGACACAGCTCGCAAATTGTCGAAGGGGCGTCCGCACTCCCGCCATGATCGGCGTTGGGATGTTGATTCGGTGCTTCGAGATTGCGTTGTAGTATCGTTTGACATAATCGAGTCGAGTCTCAGATGGATATTTTTGGAAGAGAGTCGCTGCGATCATGATGTACATCTGTTGTGGTGTTTCATACACCTCACCAGACGAGCGATCTTGTACGAGATATTTATC